CAACTACGGCTTGCCGTACTCGCCCGCGAACAACGGGTCTCGCCTCGCTGCCTCGCAAAATTAACCCCAACTGCACCACGCAAGTTGTCGCTATGGAAACAGCCTCGGAAAACAGAACGAAAACGAACACGAAAATCCAAACGAAAACCGCTCCTAAAGTGGTTTTCGTTTGGCAGGGGCTTGGTGTTGCCGGAGTTCAGTCGTGCGTCCTCTACGTTGGCGGTAACTCGAACAACACTACCAACGATGGGGCGGGGTACGTCAACGTCAACAACGGCTTGACGAACACGAACACGAACAACGGGTCTCGCCTCGCTACAAAGTTCTTAATCTTCCGTCATTTTGAAACCGAATCACCAAGTCAACTGCACCTCTCCGTAGGTGAATTGACGGTAGCCCTCTGCGGGACTGTCGAATGTGTTTTGAGCCAAAGTCCCGCTCAAAAATCCCCAGTAGCCCACGGCGTTACCCGCACCTCCGTCCGTGGATGTTTGACCGGGATGGGCGAACTTATGCACACCTTGAAATCCTGCTATGGTGGTGTGCCTCGAAAGGAGTTCACGTCAATATGAATCGTATCGGTTTTGTTTTCGAGGAGCTGATTTCCATAGACAACTTGCGTAAGGCGCATTTTGAGGTCAAGAAAGGCAAGCGTGTCAAGAAACGGCACAAAGCGGAGATGTACGAAAAGAACCTTGAGGAGAATTTGAAAAAGCTCCACGAGGAACTTGCAAAAGAAACATGGAACATGCACGAGTACGTCTGCATGAGGCGTGTCGAACGCGGGAAACTGCGAATCATCTTCTACTCGAAATCTCACGAAGACGCGATTGTGCAACACGCGATTCTTCGGACTTTGGGAAAGAAGATTGAGAAGCGTCTTATCAAGGACACCTACGCTTCTATCAAGAAACGCGGGTCAAGCCGAGGCGTGAGGCGCGTCGCATCGTACATCGCGAAACACAAGCACGAATCGAAAATTCACATCTTCAAGTCGGACATCTATCACTACTACCAGTCCATCGACCACGACGCAATCAAAAAAGTCATCCGGTCTATGATTAAGGAAACGAAAACTGTTCGGCTTCTCGAACGAATCATCGACAGTCATCCGATTGGGATTCCGATTGGAAACGGGTTAAGCCCGATGTTCGCGAACATGTTTCTGTCCGAAATCGACCACATGGCAAAAGAAGTGTTCCACTTCGATGCCTACTTCCGCTACCTTGACGACATCGTTGCGATTGATGTCGGCGAGGAATCGAAAGAACACCTCAAGGAGTTCCAAGCATTTCTTCAAGAGAAACTGGACGAACTCAAGCTCACGCTCAAAAAGAACGTCCAAGTATTCCCGATTGAACGGTACGGTGTGGACTTCTTGGGATATGTGTTCCGCAGAAGCAGGATTCTTCTTCGGAAGAAGACAGAACGCAGATTCCGCAGAGCATCCTACCGCTACATGGACTTCCCGAATGACCTCAACCGTCAGCGTCTCTCATCGTATTGGGGGATGCTCAAACCACTCACTAAAACAAAACGTTTTTGGAGAACCTTTTTCCTACAACCCATACACGAATTGGAGGTATGTATATGAACATCACACTCTCTCAAATCCCTGTCGGGATGCAAACCAAATTCTTCGTCGAAGAGACGATGCCGGAATGTCCGCAGATTGTCCGTTGGCAGGACAATTCTCTGACCGTCCCGTGCTTCGTCCGCGAAGACGTGAACGAAGAAGGCAACACGGTCTACAAGTTCTTCACCGCAAAGATTGAGTTCGGCGGTCAGGACATCGAAAACTACGACCGCTGTCTGATTCAGTCCTACGCACAGCTCCGTCATTTCTTCTACGGTACGCAGGAACAGCAAGCCGAGATGAAGGACGACCACCAGTGGGAAGGACACAGACAGGCAATCCGCACGGCTTTCCCGAAGTTCGCCGGAGAGGTCAACAAGTCCGCCGCCCGTTTCAAAACCATCTATGATGAGTTTTGGACGCTCGTCGATGCCGCCCTCACAATCATGCACAAGACCCGCGAAGACCTCCCCTGCATCCCGTTCAATGCGGAGCAGATGCTTGCGTTTGCCCGTGCGAACGGCATGTCGGAGCAGGAGATTGCAAACCTCACGGGTCAGTTCTCCGTCATTTCCTTGAACGTCCTCCAAAACGACAGGAATTGGGAGGAACTGTTCAATGAGCAGTACGAGTAACGACACAACGGACGAGATACCGGAAATCTGCGACTTTCTTCCCGAACGAGAACTCTTGGACGGGGATAAAGTCAAGATAGATTCCATCCTCAATACTCCGCTCGTCTTCACTGGTTGGGCGATTCGACCGTCCAAACACAAGAAGAGCGGAGCAGAGGACTGTCTTACTCTTCAATTCGAGCGGGACGGGAAGAGGCACGTCATCTTCACTGGTTCAACCGTACTCATCGACCAAATTCAGAAGTACGAGGCCGCACGTGATAAGACAAAACCTCGGAAGTTCCGTGCAACAATCAAGAAAATCGACAATTTCTACGTGTTCAGCAGAACATGAACAACAAAACAAACCACCAAACAATTTGGAGGAACGAACCATGAAAAAACTCGCACTACTTCTCACCTTCGGAATCGTCATGCTCTTCATCACCTCTTGCGGACACAACGCTGTTGTGTTCGGCAAGGGGTTCGGTATCAGGGCTGGTTTCGACCCCGAACATTTTTCCGCAGACGTGAACTTCATCTACGGCGAACAGCTCACTCTTGCGGCGAGGGACAACATCAAAATCAAGCTCAAGACCAACGTCGAAGGAGGTCAAGAGACTTCGAGCAAGGCCGTCGCGAACGCCGATTCCATCCTCGAAATCGACATCGGACAGCAAATCAACGGGTACACCGTTGATGCCATCAAAGCGGGCGCAGACGCAAAAGACCTCATCTCGCTCAACGGGAACTACCCGCCGACTGGCAAAGAGGAGCAGAAGGAGGATGCAGACGCGGAAGAAGTCAAAGCGGCTGAAACTCCGACTGAAACTCCGGCAGAACCCGAAAAAGCTGAATGACGGCATCAATTTCGTGGATTCACGAAATTGATATGGCATGGGGCGTGGCTTTCCACCTCGCCCCTGCTTTTTCTTTCGAGAAATTCGCGTTCCAAGGTTGAAAACTGCCGGAGAACGCGATATATTAAACGAAAATTTCTCATTCGGAGAAAGAGACAATAACCTTACATGAAGGGTAAAAAAATGAGCTACAATTACGACGACACTCCCGATGGCGGCGAACACAGAAGCAACAACTATCGCAGAGGGCAGAGACAGAACTTCGACGGCAACAACAACCGGAACGGCGGATGGAACAAAGGGGAGGAGGCGCAAATCAAGAAAAACTTTTACATGAACGACCTGTTTATGACAGGCGTAGTTACTCGCATTTTCGTCCGCCCGAAACCGGAACACAGAACGCCGACCATCATTTTCGTCATCAATCAGAGAGCAAGGAGCAAGGACGGGAACGAATACAGCAAGAGCTTCACGATTTCCTACTTCGGCGGCGGCGCACTGAATTTCTCGAAATGCGTCGATGTCGGCGATATGGTGTTCGTCCACGGAAGAATTGTCTCACAGCAAGTCCGCGACGGTTCTCTGAACAAGCAGGGAAAGCCCATTTACACGAACGAAATCAACGCAGTCGAATGTGCAATCATCCCGACCGACAACCGCGACGTAGCGGCCTCCGACGATGAAATAAACGACGTTGACCGATACAATCAGAACACGCAGGACGCATCCTACGAAGATTTCCGCCGCGACCAACAGCAGAACAATAAAAATGCCGGAAACCAAATGGATTCCGGCGAGGGTGATGTTCCTTTCTAAAACGAATTGACAGAGATTGTCAGAATCTCTTGCCTCCGTGTTTGTACGGCCTGTCTTTGTTGACCTTGTGTTTGGCAAGGATGGCCTCGACAACAGGGAGGTTTCTTTGTTCCGCGAAATCGAGGATTCGGATGATGCAGTCGGCAAGTTCGACGGCGACGGCGGGAAATTCGGGGCAGTGCTTGTCCGGCGTACCTTCGCCGACGCGCAACGCTTCCAGTGCCTCCGACAGCTCCGAGTGCATCAGTGCGATGCACGTGCCGTCCTCTCGTCCACCTTCCCACCAACCGTGTTCCACGGCGTTTTCATGGATTTGCTTTTTCAGTGCGTTCAGACGGACGATGAGGTCGTCTGCGTCGGATTTTTCGTCGATGACTTTGTAAGACCACTGATTCACGTGTTCTCTCCTTGGTTTTGGTTTGTTTTTGAAGGGGTGGTTATTTCTTGTACGGGATTTTATGTCGGGCGAGAATCGCTTTGAGACGAGTGTTCTCTTTCGCGATTTCGGAATCTATCTTGCAGTTCCGGTGAATCCAAATGAAGTCATCAAGTACACCGATTGCAAGTTCGATTGCCGTTCCAACTTCCTTCACGTTCGGCGGAGTATGGGAATATCCCTTTCGCCAAATATTGTAGGTCGATAGGGTATTCCGTGCATCTTCGAGTTCGAGCAGTTCTTCGTCGAACCGGACTTGATTTACGGGTATCTGCATGACGGAAGATTCCTTTTTGGTTGTTTGCGTCTTAAATATACATCGCATCAACCTTGATTTCAAACATTTTTTCAAAAAAAGTTTCCTGCACCCTTGATTTTTTTTTGACGGGTGGTATATTATTGGGTACACAATATCGCGGTAGAAACTGCGGAAACAATAACAGGAGAATAGGTTATGAGCGTAAAATTCGATGAGAAACGGAACGTTTGGACGTTCAACTACACGTACAACCGGAAACGCTACACGGGAACTTGTCATGGATGTGCCTCGTATCGCGATGCCGTGAACTTCGAGACAACACACAAAGCAAGCGTCCTTCGCCTCGAAAAATGCAACACGCTTTCGGATTTATTCAACAAGTGCGCCGACATGATTGCATCGAAGAATCCGATTGAGCTTGGAAGAGCTTTTGACCTCGCGATGGAGAAGCCTCGCAAGAGGACGAAAATCACCGAAAGCAAGCTCGAAGAGAAGCGGAACTACTGGAACGACTTTTGTGCTTACATGAGGTCAAAGAACCCGCAGTCAAGCACGATTCAGAAGACGACACGCCAAATGGCGGAAGCGTACATCGCAATCATCCGCAGACATGGTTCGTTCCTCAATTACGTCGCAGAGACAACGACCAAACTCGCGAACTTCACGCTCAACGCGAAGCACAATGCAATCAAGGAGGTATTTGAACTCCTCAAGGAAGACGCGGGTATTCCCAAAAACCCGTTCCAAGGAATCCCTATGCTCATCAACAAGACGGAATCGCATGAACCGTTCAGCGTCGATGAGATTCACCTTATATTTCAGAAAGCGAACGATTTTTTGAAGCCTCTGTTCGCAATCGGCCTTTTCACTGGAATGAGCATGGGCGACATTTGCACTCTTCGGAAGAACAACATCGCGTTTGACCGACACTTCATCATCAAGAACCGCAACAAGACGGAAGTCCGCTGTTCGATTCCAATGACACCGAAATTCGAGGAGTACGTAAAAGAGCTTTTCGACAGCACACCCGTTTCCGAACCGTATCTTCTCCCCGACCACTACGCCGCATACAAGAGAAACAAATCAACTGTATCGAACAGGGCGACGAGATTCCTGCGGGACATCGGAATCATCACTGCGGAGAACGTTGACGGCCTCACACGCAGGGTCAACAAGAAAGGTCTCCACTCGCTCCGGCATACATTCTGCACGATTGCGGGCATCATCGGGATACCGGAAACCGTCGTCCGTTCCATCGTCGGACACATGACAAAGGAAATGACCTATCTCTACACGCGGAAGGTCTCGGAAGAAGAAAAGCTCAAATACATCGACATCTTCGGGTCTCGCGTGAATAGCATAATCGCCGGAAACGCCCCTTCCGGCGCGATTCAAGAGGTCTCAACGCGGGAGGCTATCATCAACAGCGTCGCATATATCCCGAAGCAGAGAGAGATGCTTCATCGCCTTATTCAGAGAATGAGACCGGAAGACGTTGCCTATCTTCTCGGAATCGCGATTCAAGATTTCGACCACTTCAAGAAGAACGCGAAGACAATCACGGACAGGCTCTACATCAAGGAGAACGAAGAGTTCTTCAACAACATGATTCAGAAACGGAACGAGAAGATGAAAAAGCTCGGCCTCTTGACAAACGAGGAAATAGTAGATGCCGACGTTGTTGCGTCGGAAGAAAATAATAACCTCGAAACGGAGGAGACAATATGCCTCGATTCAACAGACAACCGACAATCGACGGAAACCCTTACCTAAAAAGGACTTCCATCACAAAAGAAGAACTCATCGAAGCGATACCCGGCTCAAAGGGGCTATTGCTCAACCTTGAACGGAAGCTCGGATGCACCCGTTCCTGCATCTCAAAGATGCTTGAGCAATACCCCGAAATCAAGCAGGAGCTTCAAGATGAAATGGAAAGGGAGAAGGATGAGGTCTTAAACAATCTCATCGAAGACGCAAAGAGCGGGGACAGGGCATCCCGCAAGTTATTCCTCGAAGCTCAAGCGAGAGACAGAGGATACGGCGAAAAAGTTGAAATCAGCGGCGCAAACGGACAGCCGCTCGTATTTCTTCATGCCGCAGACGTTCATTTGACTGGCGGAGAAGAGAACCGCAACGCGAACAAGGGAGACCGCGTTGAAGCGTGGGCTGAAAACGCCATTGATTTCCACGAGAAACAGTCAGAGGAAATCAAGCAACTTTCCACCGATGAAATCATCGAAAAATTAGGAAAGAAATGAGCGTTATATGGCTAAAAGCACAAGCAACGAGCGACATATCTATCCAACTGAAAAACAACAGATTGCGTTGGATTGTCCTTGCGATACAATCATATTCGGCGGAAGCCGAGGCGGTGGAAAGTCTGCGTGTTCTTACATGAAAATCATGCAACACGCACAGCTATACGAAAAAGATGCTCACATTCTGTTTCTCCGCAAAACACTCAAAGAGCTTGAACCAAACATCGACGAGGCAAAACGATGGTACGAGGGAATCGCAGTTTGGAAAGAACAGAAAAAACGCTTCGAGTTCAAAAACGGCGCAATCTGCGAGTTCGATTACCTCGAAGGAGACAAGATTGATTCCTACCAAGGACACGCCTATACCCTTG